CCTGTATCTCTAGTTTAAACCGGAGATACCCACTCTTTCTTTATGCGTAGGGAAAGAGACCTACCTGCCTTGAGAAGATGATAGATATCAGGATTTGGCAATTCTGACGTTTTTCTAAACATCTTCAACATGGCCGGCCACCCATCTAACGGAGAATCCGGTTTGATGGGACGAACGACATAGGCCCTAACCAAGGGTCGATGTAATTCAGAGTCCCACTTTTCAGCCATAGGCTGTGAGTGAGAATGGCGGCCAAGCGCGGGAGAGTCAGGTCCTATAACTGGAAAAACACCATTAAGGTGATCCAGAAGGATCTCATCTAAGAAGTCGCAAGTCACGTAGTAGCCCTTATGAAACAAATTGTTTCTTAGGGCCACTGCACAAACAATGGCTTCAACTCTCTCGTCTCGAGGCATGCGTCGCTCGGGAAGCATCCGTCGGATTCTGGCTATAGTAACGTCAGATCCGGCGTAATACTCCTTTCCACAAGACTCTCTGAACATTCCTGTCCAGAAAGACTTATTTCGATTTACTTTGAGGCCATAAGCTTCTAGCAAATCCGCGACGCCTTGGGCATGTTCTACAGGGACAATAATATCGTCTCCGTAGACACGTACCAAACCTAGAAATCTCTCTCTAAGAGACTTCCAGGGCAATTCAGGGTAGACTCTGTGTAACTGAACGAAGATGATAGTCGCAAAGACCATCGCTTCGAACGGAAAACACAGAGCTGAACCCATAGACGCGTACTTGGCCAAGCGCATAACGCCATGACCCTGTACGTCAGCTGTGCGTGTGCGAGTTGCATCAATTGCTTCAAAAGCAATGGGATGTGATTTCAACATCGTACGAACAAGCTGATTGGAAACCATATCAGATGCATCACTCAAATCGAGTGTAGCAAGCTCTCCTTTAGAAGAACCTAGTCTAGCAAGTTCCTGGTTAGGGATCTGGCTATCATAGCAGATATAGGAAAAGGCGTACTTAGATCGTCTTATTCCATCTTCAATCGAGTGGCGAATAGCCTGCTGCATATACATAACAGCAGTCTGTTCAACCGCAATGATACGAAGAGTTTCCAACGTTTTAGGAACTCCTATTACCTTAACAGGGTTGGGAGTTCCGGGCACGACACTACCTGATTGTGACCGTTCTAAGTAGTCACGCCAGTTGGCACAACCGTACTCCCCCAAAGGGAAGACGGCCTCCAGCTGATCAGGCCAGGAGCAATTAGACCACTTTGCGTTTCCGTAAAGTTTGTCGTTAGTAGCTCCAGGTCCATGGCTAGGTCGAAGACGTCCAACTTGGATATCCGAAGATAAACCAAGAAAGACATCATCGAAAAGCCAAGAAGCGGCAATTCGGAACTCGTTCATAAGTGAACTAGTTCTTTCCTTGTCAAACTTCCGGACATGTGTCTCGTTAAGCACGTAACGATCGAAAGCTGCCTGCTCCCTTTTAGGGGAGCAAGGAAGCAAAACCTTCTTTGCAAATCCAGTTACCTGGAATATGCATCGGATGGCATCGATCACTGAAGATGGAACATCTTCAGGCCAAACGTGCCTTACCCTAGCATTGCTAGGATCAAAAATGATCTCCATGAATCCCTGTAAAAATACGGGGATCAGAGAGTTCCGCTTCTTAGAGAAGTTATGGAACATCCCAGGAGATACCTCA